ACGTCGCCCTTGCGCAGGATCGGCACGCGGCCGTCGACCGGCAGGCGCACCGGATCGAGGCCGAGGACGTCGGCGGAGAGCGGCAGGTTGCTGACGGCGACGGCGTTAAAGCGGGCGGTGTCAGGGAAGACCGTGACCGGGCGGAAGATGTTGCCGGAAACGATGTTTCCAGCGTCGTACCACCATTCGAGTTTTTCCTGAGTAGTCAGGCTGGCGTCGGCTACCCAGGCGCCGAAGTCGACGCTAACGATGCCGTACTGGAAATCGACCTTGCCAACGGCGGCGCCGGAGATGTCTCCGTTGAGCGCGCTGTCGGCGGTGATCTGCACGCTGTCCTCGGCGCGGTTTGCGCGCAGTGCGAGCGAGGCCGGCTGGATCGGCGCGCCGGAGACGCGGAACTTGATCTGCCATTCCTGCCAGATGCCGCGCCGGGTCAGGCAAAGCACGCTTGCCGACGGCGCGGTGTTGCCCTGGAAGGTGTCGAAGGTAGCGATGCCCGTCGCGTAGTTGATGGCGCCGGCGGCGGTGCCGCTGTTGGTGCTGACCGACGGATCCTTGATCAATACGCCGGCGCGGTCGACATAGACCGCCGACCCGAGGACGACGCGCAGCGAGCCCGGAACGATGGCGTTGGCTACCGCAGGCAGCAGGTCCAGGGTGACGACCGGGGCCGGAATGTTGAAATTCTGCGTGGCGCCGGCGGTATCGTTGTCCTGGCGGTAGCGGCAGGTGATGGTTCCGGCGGCGACGGTGTTGACCGGGTAATCCTGCCAGAGCCAGGTCTGGTAGCTTACCTGGCGAATCTGCAGCGAGACCTGGCCGTTGAGGGCGACGGCGCCGGTCGCGTAGTTGATCGTGCCGTAGATACCGGAGGACGAGAGCAGGCTCGCGCGGCTGTAGGTGCGCGGGCCGCCGACCAGATCCGTCGTGTACGACGACGCGCTCAGGTCGGCCGACTTGAACACCAGCACCCCGGCGCCATCGTCGGCGACGGTGTATTTGCCGCCGACGCCATCGCTGAATTCTATGGTCAGGCTCTTCGGCTCGACGGCATTGGCGAGCGTGAAATTTGTCAGCGCCCCGGCGGCGGTTTTTAGCTCGGTCTCCAGCGCGCCCTGCTTGTAGCTGACGCCGATGCTGGTTCCGCCGTCGGGCAGCAGGCTCGGCACTAGCCGCACCTTGCCGGTGGCGTAATTAACTGTGCCTGAACCGTCGCCAGTGAGCCCGCCGGCGCTGTTGTCGGTGACAGTCTTCGTCGCCGATCCGGCGGTGTAGGTGATCGACAATTGGCCCGGTTCTAGGGCGCCGTCCTCGATATCAATCTTGATCGTCGGCGTGGTGAAGACGCTGCTGCCGACGTGCGACTCATAATGGGCCGGGCTGCCCCAAGCGAAGATGATTTCGGTATTGACGTCTGGCAGCGCGCCGAGGGTGACGATCAGCGAGCCGGTGGCGTAGTCGATGGTGCCGGTGCCGGTGCCCTCGTCGCCGGTCAGGTTGCCGGCGCCGCTGTCGTAGAGCCTGTACCACTTGCCCTGCGCCATGTAGTCGACGCTGATCGAGCCAGGGGCCGGAACCGGCAGCAGGCCCTTAACGTAGTTGTAGCCGCGGTTGCCGATGGAAATCGGCGTGCTGGCGGTGTGGCCGGCGCTGGCGACAGATGCCGCCGGGTGGGCGGTGAAGGTGCCGCTGCCGTTGTGGCCTGTCGATTTGGCGATTGAAACAGAGCCGGAGGCGTAGTCGACCGTGCCCGTCCAGCCAGAAGTTGCGACGATAACGCCGTTGCTGTCGTCGATCAGCGTAGCGCCGCCGATGGAAATCGAGACCGAGCCGCGGGCGATGCCGGATCCGAAGTACCGCGTGGCGACCTCACCGGCCGCCGTCGTCACCGTGCTGGAAAAGCTCAAGGCGGCGGCGCCGGCGATTGCGACGATGGTCTCGCGGTCGGAGACACAGCGGGCGTCGACGATCGGCGCCTCGCTGAGGGCCGAGGGCACGATCTGGCCAAAGATGGACTCGGCGCGCACGGTCAGGTCGCCGAGATCGGCAGCCTCGGCCAGCGGACTGACGCCGTAGTAGCTGGTGGCATCTGCGGCGAAGGTAGTGTAGATGCGCGTTGGAGGGTTGGCGACGTCGGCCGAGTAGCGGCTGGGCGCGCTGGCGTTGAAGGCCAGGCGCAGCGGGTCGGAGATTTCGAGCACGACCACGTCGCGCAGGAAATCGCCTTGCACGTCGGTAAAGACCTGATTGAAGAAGCGCGAAATGATGCGGGTAACGCGGACGTACTGGTAGTTGCTCGGCGTCGCGCTCTGCACCAGCACCAGCACGTCGCCGATGCCTGGGTCGGGGACGCCGGACCGGCAATAGGCCTGGACGCTGCGCTGGCCGACCAGGTGGTTGCCGTAGATGATGAAGCGGGTCTCGGCACCGAGCGCCAGATAACTCTCCAGCTTGGCCTGGGCGGCGGTGCGCGTGTCGCTCCAGGACTTCGTGGTGAACAGCGTCGCCGAGACCTTGGGGTCAACCGGCGCCTTGGCGACGATCAGGTGGGCGCCGTAATAGCCGTCGACGGTGTCGGTATCGACCGCCGGGAACACCTTGCGCAGCGCGATCCGGCCGTAGGTGCGATCGAGTTCGCTGATGTCCGGGAACAGGTTGTTCGAGACGCCGTCGACGACGGCGTTGCCGGTGGCCATGCCGCCGCCTTCCGGCACGTCATCGAGCACCGCGGATTTCAGGACCTTGATGTCTCCATCGAGAATGGCCATGGCTTAAACCTCGATCAGTTTCAGGGTGACGATGTACCAGTCGTCTCCCCCGGTGATTGAATAGTCGATGACCGGCTCGGCCTCGATCGGATCGTCGTCAAACGCAACGGTGAAAACGCGACCGTCGCCCAGGGTGAGCGTGCGGCTGGCCACGTCCGGGTCGGCGGCCAGCGCGTAAAGCGCCAGCAACACCGAGCGCCGCACCCAGCCGGCGCCGGCTTCGCCCTTGAGGGTGATTGGCCGGCCGGCCAGCTTCTCGGCGACATCGACGATCAGCGCGCCGGTGACGCTGTATTCCTGGGCGCGCTGCACCGGCGACCAGTTGAATTCGTCGATCCAGATCATGTCGACCGGAAGCGTGACGCTGGCGAGGGTGTGGTCGGCCATCAGGCGCTCCGGCTCTGCAGGGATTTCAGGGTGTCGATCAGGCTGGCCGCATCCTGCGAGCTGGCGACGTTGACCGAGGTGGTTTTCTTGTCCGTGCGCAGGTCGACCTTGATGACCTGACCCTTGGCCTCGTTGCCGGCGCTCTTGATGCGACCCATCATGTCTTCAAGCGACCTGAGCGGCGTCCTTGACAGGTTGCGCGCCTGCAGGTCGCCGACCGACGTGCCGAGATCGACGGCCTTTCCGGTCTTCATCTCCTGACGCGCCAGGCGCAGCGCCTCATCGACGGCATCGTTGATCGCCATCGTCTGCAGGCGCGCGGCGTTGGATTCGTTGCCGAGGTTTCCGGTCAGCTTCGTCGCCTGTTCGCGGGCGTACAGTTCGCCGACGTACTTCTCCGCCAGCTTCTTCTCCTCGACGCTGGCGCCGCGGCGGTAGAGGGTTTCGCTGAAATCCGCCTGGCTGCCGCCGCCGATCTTGCCGAGCGCCGTGCCGGTGGCGGTGCGGACGCCGTCGGCGGCGCCTGCCGCACGGCCCGCAGAATCGCCGGCCTCGTCGGCGGCGGCGGCGAGGTCGCGGAATCCGTCGGCCGCAGCGTCCGTCGCGCCGACGATGCCGTTGACCGCCTCACCGCCCTCCGCCATGGCGCGGATGATGGTCTTGCCAGTGGCATCGGTCACGATTTCCAGCCCGCGCATTTCGGCCTGCACGCGCAGGGTGTCGCTGGCGACGCCACCATTGGCGGCGATCGAGGCCTCGGCCATGCGCTTGAACGCTTCGGTGACGTTGGCGAGGCCGGCGCGGCTGTAGTCGCTGCCAGCCTTGATCTGATTGAACGCCTCGGCCGCCGCGACGGCGGCCTTGTTCAGTTCATCCTGGCTCTTCATGCCCAGGGTCTTGAACGCCTCGGCGAGCGAATTGACGCCAGGGGTCAGGGCGTCGGCGGCGGCGCGCGCCTTCTCCAGCCCTTCGGCCAGCCGCGGGCCGGTCACCAGGCCGGCCTCGCCGAGCTCTTCCCAGCGCCGAATCAGTTCCTTGGCAGCCGCCTCGGTGGTTGCCGCCTTGGCGGCCTGGTCAAGGCTGGCGGCCAGCGCGATGCCGACGTCGACGCCCTTGGCCTTGAGTTCGTCGACGCGCCCGGCGAGCATGTCAAAATCGTTGATCGCTTTCTGTGCCGCCTCATTGACGCCAGCAGCCAGGGCGCCGGCATCGAGGCCGGTACGACGCAGCGCCTCGCCAAGCGTTGCCTCCATGGCGGCAGCCAGACGGCGGGCGCCCTGCTCGCTGCCATCAAAGGCGGCGATGGCCTGAACCTCGAATTTCTGCAGATCCTGCCCATTGAGCGCCTGTTGCCAGGCCTCGCGCACCTGGTCGGCACTGATCTTGCCTTTTACCGCCAGCGCGTCGAGGGTGGCGCCGGCTTCGGCAACGCCCTTGATGTTGGACAGGTCAAGCGCCTTGCCGATCTGCGCCAGCGCCTCGGCGGTGGTTTTCCCGCCCGTGGTCAGTTCGTTGAAATCGCCGACCAGCTTCCTGGCGCGTTCGGAGAGACCCAAAGCCTTGTCGGCGGCGATCTCCATTTTTTGCGCCATGGCGGCATTCTCGGCGGCGACGGCGCGGGCAGCATTCTCGGTCGCCTTCATCTGGCGCTCGAGATCCTTAAGCCCCTTGTCGGCACCCAGCGCCTTCGCTGCGGTTTCACCAAGCCAGGTGCCGATATCGACCAGGTTGGTGACCAGAAACGCCAGGCTGAAGCCCTTGAGCAGCGACAGCGCGCCGGCCAGTTTTCCCGCGCCAGCGGCTGCGGCGTTGGCGGCGCCGGCGGCGCCCGTCTTGGCGGCGTTGTTGGCGATCTGCGCCGCCGTGTTGGCGCCGGTGGCCGCCGTGTTGGCAATGGTGGCTGCGGTGTCGGCCGTCTTGGCAACCGCGCTGGCGGCCACGGCCGTTTTGAGGGCGAGAAACTCGGCGGCGATGTTGTAGGCTTTCCAGCCCAGATACGCCTGGCCGGCGTTGATCAGGCTGGAGGCAACCAGATCGAAATTCTTGCCCAGCGCCTCGATCGCCGACGCGGCGGTACGGCTGGCGCCGAGCGACTCGTCCATGGTGCCAACCCAGCGCTGCCACTCGGTCTGCAGGTTGGCGATGGCGCGGCCGATGGTGATCGGCAGGCGCGCGTACTCGCCTTCGACGGCGGCGGCCTGTCCCTTGAGCGCGCCGATGACGGTCTGTGAAGACAACTGGCCCGCCTCGGCCATCTTGCGCAGCTCGCCGGTGGCGACGCCTAGCCCGTCGGCCAGCGCCTTCGACAGGCGCGGCGACTGCTCCATGATCGAGTTGAATTCGTCGCCGCGCAGTACGCCGGACTGCAATCCCTGGATCAATTGCGTTACGGCGGCCCTCGACGCCTCGGCCGAAGCTCCTGAAAGCTGTACCGCCTGATTGACGGTTTCGGTCAGGCGCAGGGCTTCGGCCTGGCCGATGCCGATCTGCTTGCCGGCTTCGGCGATCCGGACGAACAGGTTGCCGGTGTTTTCCAGCGACGAGTTGGTGCGCAGGGCGACGTCCTGGATGCCCTGGAAGGCGGCCTGGAACGCCGCGCCCTCGCCGACCGCCAGCTTGATGCGGGACGTCAGGTTGGCCCAGTCGTCGGCGGTTTTCGCCAGGCCCGATGCCGCGCCCGCCGCGGCCTGGGCGCTGAGCCAGCCGGCATAGAGCAGCTTGACCTCGGTCAACTGGTCGCCGATGGACTTGATGCCGTCGCGAATGCTGCGGTTTGCCGGCGCCGCCTTTTGTGCCGAGCGACCGGCGGCGCTGCCGATCTGGTCGACGCCGTCGGCGACGGCGCCGGCTTTCTGGCCGGTGGCGTTCAGTCCCTGCAGAGCCTTGTCGGTCTCGCGAACGGCAGCGCGGGCGCCGCTGGCGTCGCCGTCTATCTTCAGCCCTACCGTTACCGTCTTGTCGCTCATTCCCGCCCTGCCTCAAACCCTGAAAAAACGCCGGGGCATTCCCCCGGCGTTGCTGGCCCGCATCGCCAGGCGTTACGCCGCAGCGCGGAGATCCACGGTGAAGGGCTCGCTCTTGCCGACCGGGGTCTTCATCCGGCCCTTCATGGTGATTTCCCCGAAGCCGTCGGACAGGAAGTCGAAGGCCGAGTCGGGCGACATCACCACCTCGTGGGCGGTGACGATGACCGGCAGGTTGTCGGCGAAGTTCACCCCATCGAGGACGAACTCGGCGCGAACTTGCGCCTGGGTGGCGCCGGAGATCTGGGTGCCGGTGATGGCGTTGTAGGTGCCGGAGACCTTGAGCGAGGCAGCGTTGAGGATGGCGCCGGTCGACAAAATCTTGACCATGCCGAGCCGGTAGTTGACCTCGTAGTCGGTGCCGAGCACGTAGGTCGGCGTGCCGCTGGTGTGCTTGACGGCGAAGCCGGCGGTGGCGAAGTTCTGCTTGCTCAGGGAGACCCACTTGTCGTGGGCGGCGACCATCACCTCGTCGGTGATCGAGCCGGAACCCTGATTGATGGCGGCCTGCGAGCCGAGCAGCGCCAGCGTCAGGCCGTCCTTGTCCATTTCCGAGAGGGTCACGGAGAGGTCGGCCGGCTTCTGGATCGCCACCGACTCGATGACCTGGCCGTAGGTCGAGCGGCCCTTGGAGGTCTGCTCCTTGAGCTCGGTATTGGCCTTGACCTCGAACTTGGAGCACTCGAAGGGGCCGGCGCGCCCGAGCTTGAGGCCGGTGGTCGGGTCGTAGCGGTTAATGTAGAGGTCGCCGCCACCCAGAAAAGCACGTGAGGACATGAGAGTTTCTCCTTGTTAAGTTAGGAAGCGGCCTTGACGACGTATTCGGTCACGAAAGCCAGGGGTAGAACAAGCAGGCCGGCGTCGTACCTTGCCGCCGGGGCGTCGGTCAATTCGAGCGGGGTGTATTCCGGCGACGGCTGCCAGCCCATCAGGCAACCGAGCACCGCGCTTGCCACGGTGGCTGCGTCGGCGCGCGTCGATTGCCCGTCGCGCACCTGCGCCGAGTTCTTGACGACGACGAGGACCACCCAGCGGCCGGCGACGCGCGCGGCCTTGCCGCGGTTGGTCGTCTCGCGCACCTTGTAGCCATTGAAGATGACGAAGGCGCCGGGCAGCGGTTTGCCTGAAATGTCGCCCTGGGCGTCCGGCAGGCCATAGACCCCGCGCAGATCTTCAAGCGTGGCGAGGCGATCGCGCAGGGCGGATTCAATGCCGAGCATCAGGCGAAGCCTTTCAGCGTGTCGTCAGTGATCGCGCGCGGGCTGAATTCGTAATAGGCCTCGGCCGATCCGGTCTGCGCATCGGCGCCGATCAGCACGCCGGGCGAGCCGCCCCACGGGCACGACAGTTGCGCCTTGCCGGCGGCGATCGCCTCGAGTTCCCGGAGCGCCTCCTTATAGCGACGATACACCTCGTTTTCCGGGGCGAGATCGTCGTGCAGGTAGTAGCGCGCCAGATCGCAGGCGATGCGCGTCAGCGCCGGCGGCGCCACGTAGTCGACGCTGCCTCCCGGCAGGGTCGGTGGCTTGGCGCAACCGGCCAGCGGCAACTGATAGACCTGGCCGACATAGCTGTCGATGAGGGCACAGGCATCGTCGATCGCGGTCGCTACCCGAGCAGCGTCGATGGTGCTGGCCGGGTAGTTCGTGAGATCGGTGAGCTGCACCATCTCCTGCTGCCCGAAGCGGGCAACAAGATCGGCGGATACGGCGTAGGTCATGGCCGGGCGCGGCGCCTAGTCTCAAGTGGTCGGGTGGATGTGGTTTTGCAGGACCACCTCGATCAGATCACCGTCGGCGCCGGCGGCCTCGAGGGCGCGCCCGCAGTTGTCGGTGATGCTGCCGGTGATCGCCTTGCCGTCGGTGCCGGGCTTGACGAAGGCGCCGGCGGAGATCGCGGCGCCAGCCGTCACCACGGCGGAATAGCCGGTGATCACCGAAACCGCGTCGCCGATGGCGGCGCTGCTCTCCGAAACACCGCAGGCGTCGGTGGAACCGCCGGCGCCCGCCGTGCCGACGGCATAGCCGCCGGCGAAGCTGACGAGGCGGTTGGCCGCCAGGACGGCGGTAGCCACCACGGTGGTGGCGTGCTGCTTGTCGTATTGCTTACCCATGGTGTTTTCTCCTCGTAAATGGGTTCAGGCCGGACGCTCAGGCGGCCGGGGCGATGGCGTCGCGCTCCGCCCGAGCCTTCTTGCGCGCCTCGGCGAAGTCCTTGCCGGCTGCCTTGTCGGCGGCGGCTTCCGCCTTCGCCGCTTTTTCTGCTTCTGCGCTGTCGACGATGGCGCCCATCGCCTTCAGCGCCTCCACGTCGGCCGCGTCCAGCTCGGGCAATTGCTCGCCCGGCTGAAAATCCTTGCGGACTCCGGCGGCCATGGCCGCCACGATCACTTTCGCGATCAGTGCCATGTGCCTCCCTTACTTCGGGTTCTGGAAGAGGAAGGCGGCTTCGTTGTAAGCCACGTTCGCCATCCGCTCGTAGGTGGCGCCGTAGATCCACGACTTGCTGCCGTTGTCGTAGTACGGTGCTTCCGCGAAGGGGTGGCCTTCCATGACGTTGGTGAAGCCGAAGCCGGGCTCGGCCAGGCTGATGTCGTTGCCGGCGCCGCCGATGGTCGGGACGTAGGCGAGGATGGCGTTGTTGCCCCAGACATCGGCGCCGACACCGGCATCGGACTTCCACACGGCGTCGCCGATGACGATGTTGGCGACGTTGAGGATGCTCTTGAGCTGGTCGAGCGAGACCGGCCCCATCTGGGTGTTCGGCAGGTAGGTCTTGACCTCGGCGTTGACGCGGATCGCCACCCAGGCGTCGGCCGACAGCGTCAGCATGTTCGGGCGCTTGCCGATCTTCTTGCGGATGGTCTCGCTGGCCGCCAGGATGTCGGTCACCGGCGTGCCGGTCGAGGCGCTCCACTTGGTGGCGCCGGAGAGGGCGGTGACGTGGCCACCGGCATAGGTGCCGGAGGTGGTGGCCAGCGTGGCGACCTCGATCTCGTAATCGAGCAGCAGGATGTCGTTGGCGGTGACCATGGCGATGCGCGAAATGTCGAGGTGGTTGCCGACGTTGAGGCGGCGCGACTCGTCGGATTCGCGGATCAGCTCACGCGGGATCGGCACCTCGACGGCGTACTGCTTGACCGTGTAGGTCTGGCCGCCGTAGCTGATATCGACGCGCTTGGTCGCGGCGCCGGGGGCGCGGCGCAGGTTGTACTTCTTGAGACGCTCGTCGCCGGTCTGCGCCAGCGTGATGCCGGACAGGGATTGCGGCAGGCGCGGGAAAAGCTGCTCCGCCACGAACGTGCCCTGACCGAGACCGAGCAACAGGTTGGTCAGGATCGGGTTCTGCGCGAGGCGGATCTGGGCGGGGGTCATCATGGGACTATCCTTTCAGTGACGGATGACGGGGCGGGTCAGGCCGGGAAGCCGCAGACGCGGCCGATGGCCTCGCCGTAGCTGACGTGGTGCTGCTGGGCGTAGGCCTTGGCGCGCTTGTCCAGATCGGCATCCGATAGACCCTTGGTCGATTCGTCGCCGGCGGCGCCGGGAGCGAACTCGCCGAACGAGACAACCGGCGCGGCGCCGGCGATCAGGCCCTTGAGCCACTCGGCCGGGGCGACCTTCCTGGCGGCGCCGCCTTCGGAGAACTCGACCGGCTCCGTCTCGGCCAACTGGTCGAGGACGGCGACGGCGGTTTCCTTGTCCTTCGGCAGCAGCTTGCCGGCCCTGACCTGCGTCTCGGCAAAGCTGACGTGGCCGGCGTGGCGCGCCTGGCGCTGCTGCTCGGCGAACTGCGCGAGCTGCGCGTTGGCGGCTTCGGCGGCGGCTTCGGCGGTGGCTTGCGCTGCCTTGGCGGCGGCGGCATCCGCCTCGGCTTGCGCCAGGCGAGACTTCATTTGTTCATCCATCGGGGTCTCCTGGTGGGTGGTCGTTTCGGAAAAGCAGACGGCGCCGTCGGCGGCATCGCCTGCGGAAAACTGGATGTCCTTGAGCCCGGCAACGGCTGGCGGCTGCGCGCCGAGAAAAGCGACGTGGCGCAGATACCAGCGACCGGGCGCCGGGTTGTTGGGCGAGACCGGTGGGTAAAAGCTGGCGGAACGCTTCTTGAAGCGCCCGGCCTGAACCATCTCGGCGAAGGCCGGCTCGACCTGGTGCGGATTCATGGTCAGCACGCCGGCCGCGGCGGCCAGGCCCTTGACCCAGCCATAGGCCGGCAAGTTGCTCGCCGGGTGACCGACGGTCAGCGGCGCCTCGCGCAGGCCCGGGTTGTAGCCGGCGGCCATCGCCGCGACATCGGCCTCGGAAAACTCGTGCGCATTCCCGGCGTCGTCGATGTGACGGCCGGCGCGGAAGATCTCAATATGGTCGGGCAGCGTGGCGGGGGGCATGAAGCGCATTGTTCCCGCCCGCGCGAGCGCATCCTAAGTAAAGAGTTTTAGTTTTTTCCGGAAAGAGAGATTGGCGGCGGTTGGCGGGCTGCCGCGGACGGGAGCGACAAGCTTGGCCGCCCGGCGCCTAAAATGCCCGCAAACCGTGCACAAACCGTGCACAAATCAATTGGGGAGGCGAATCCGGTATGCTGGCCTTCCCCATCCCAGAAAAACGCGCGCAGGGCGCTTTTCGTCAGACGGGAATGCCGAAGCTGAGGGCGCCCTGACGCTTGGCCAGTTCGGCCTGGCGCCAGCGCTTGTAGATCTGGTCGATGCGCATGTCGGAGACGCCGTACTCGCGCGCCAGCTGGTGCTTGTTGCGGCCATTGTAGCGCTCGCCGATGTCGCGGTCGCGCGCCGAGAGCTTGCAGCCGATGCCCTTGGGCAGGTAGAAGCTGCTGCCGCCGATGTCGAGGCTGAGGCGGTCCATCTGGCCGATGGCGATCTCGGCCAGGCGCGGCAGGCCGATCGCTGCCACCATGTCGCCATCCTCGGCCAGGTGCAGGAACAGCGACGCGACGACCTCGCGCAGGGTTTCGTTGAGGTCGTCGGGCAGGCCGGCGTCGAGCAGCGCCAGCAGATCGGCAAGCGGCGGGCGTTCAGTCATCGCCGGTGGCCCCGGCCGCGGGGCTGCGGCACAGCCAGTTCTTGAGCGCCTCGGTGACCTGGTGTTCCTGCGGCCAGGTCATGAAGTCGAGGGCGTCGACGCCGGTCTGGCGCTTCACGAAGGCGACCAGCCCGCGCATGCTGCGGTCGCGCACCAAGCCGGCATCGGCGAGCTGCTGCCAGAGCGACCAGATCTTCTTTTGCTGCGGCGAAAGCGCCTTGCGCGGCGCCGGGCTGCCGATGCCGAGGCGGCGGAACTCGTCGAGCACCGCGTTGGCACGCGCCAGGCTGGTGATCTGCGTCGAACTGGCGACGCCGGCGCAGCGCATCAGGATGGCGCGATAGTCGGCCTCGGCGAGGCGCTCGCCGGCCGTGTGGCGGATGGCGCGCAACTGGCGCAGGCGCGCCGCCAGATCGATAGTCACGGAAGGCGCTCCGGCGGCGAATCGCGGCGCGGGCTGCCGGGCGGGACGAGGACCGCGAAAAAGGCCTCGAAATAGCCGTCGACCGCGGCGCTGACGATGTTGAGCGGCCACGGGGCGCGCGGCCAGCGCGGGGCGCGGAGAGGGACAAGCAGGCGTTTCTGGGCTGGAGTCATGATGCGGGGTTTCCCTGGTTGATGTCGGTGGCCTGGCGCAGGCCTTCGCGGAAGCTGTCGCGCGCCAGCGCC